GAATCAGCGCGCCGCATAACAGAAGTGCCAGAGCAATACAGAGAAGGCGCAAAACGACACCGGAAAGCGGTGCGGTGGTTGAAGTCACAACAGGTCGATAAGGGGAACACGCAATGCACGGCGACAATATGAAACAAGACGGAAATAAACACAGGATGGAGCTATTGCCCAGATATCCACTTGAGGCCATATCTGACGTACTTGAGTTTGGCGCTAACAAATACACCACGCATGGTTGGCGCGCAGGCATGGAGTGGAGCCGGGTTGCGGGGGCGGCTATGCGGCATCTACAGGCATTTAATGACGGGGAAAACACCGACCCTGAAAGTGGCCTGCCTCATCTCGCTCATTTGGGTTGCTGCGTCATGTTTCTGCTGGAATATACACAGACATCACCCGATAAAGATGATCGTCATCAGGGGGGTGTAGGCGATGCACGACACACCAATGGTTGACTGGCAACAGGTCTGTCTGAATCTACGCAGACACAAACCCCTGTCACAAATCGCTAAGGATGTCGGCTCAGACTGGCAACACCTGAACCGACTTGCACGCGGTGATGTCAAGCAGCCCCGATTTGATACAGGTATGGCATTGCTTGATTTGCATTTTGATCTGTTCCCTGGGCAACACGACAGCAGCCTGTTGCGGGTCGGTGCGTGATGAAAGTGCTTGACCTTTTTTCTGGTATCGGTGGTTTTTCTCTTGGCCTTGAAAGGGCGGGGATGGAAACCGTGGCATTTTGTGAGATCGAAGAATACCCGCGAAAGGTATTACAGAAGCACTGGCCTGATGTACCGATTTATGAGGATGTTCGCAAGCTGTCAAAAGAGGAGTTAGAAAAAGATGGAATCACAGACATTGAACTTATTTGCGGAGGATACCCATGCCAACCGTTCTCCGTTGCCGGGAAGCAGCGAGGCGAGGACGACGACCGCCATCTCTGGCCGGAAATGTATCGACTTATTAAAACTATCAGGCCGAGATGGGTTATTGCCGAGAATGTTGCTGGGCACATCAATATGGGCCTCGACACTGTGTTATCTGACTTGGAAGCCGAAGCCTACACCTGGTGGACGTTTGTTATTCCAGCTTGCGCCGTCGACGCCAAACATAGACGCGACCGGCTCTGGATTGTGGGCAACTCCGAACACGATGGACCACTTACCGCAACGAAGCGAGGAATCTCTGAGGCGGCAGTCGGAAACAACTCGCAAGGGCAGGAAAAAACCCGCGAACTTGAGGGGGCAGGTAGATCCCCGGGTGACGTCATTATGGGCGACTCCACTGACGACAGATCACCGGATCAATGCGGGACAGCCATCGACGCTAAACCGGAACACGCTCCCATTAGGGGCAATGGCGGAGCTGTGGCCGACACCAACAACGCGAGATTACAAGGGGGCGTATTCCGAGGCATCCCAGAAAAAACGATTCAGGTGGCTCTTACCGGATGCGGTGAAAATGTGGCCGACACCGAACGCGAGCGACAACAGGGACCGGGGAAACCTATCGAACCCAAGTATTCAGCGACGAGCGGAGAAGGGCAAGCAGCTCGGGCTGTCTCAGGTGGTGTCAAATGTGAGTGGCTCACTGAACCCGATGTGGGTCGAGTGGCTAATGGGGTTCCCGGTCGGGTGGACCGACTTAAAGCCCTCGGAAACGCAGTCGTCCCACAAATCCCCGAAATCATCGGAAGGGCAATAATGGAGGTCGAGCGATGAAAGCGCGGTTAGCCAGGCTGGAACGTGAGAACTCAATGCTTGCCAAGTCACTGGCAAAGACACGCCAGATAAACATGAAGCTGATGAAAGAGGTGAACGCTTTACGCGCCGAGGTTTATGGCAACCCCATTGATAAATTTAAAAGCAATCAGGCCATCAAGGTTATGACGAAAGACTTGTTGAGCCGTGCGTGGTGATTGGAATCAAGGCAACTGGAACGCATACGCAGCTAAAGGAAAAGATGTTGATGATATTAAAAAACGATTATCAGAAACGCCTGAGCAATATCGTGAAAACGCGAGGCTACATGCCCGCACGGTTTGGAGGCTGAAAAATGGAAACGGAATATCAACCGAGAAGAAAGTCAGGCAGGTGCGCTAACGGCAATGAGCGTGATGGAGGGGCGTTGTATCACGCAGTACCAGATCACGACCCTTGGGCAAAAGCGCTATGCGGAACGAAGCCGGGAGATCGTGGGAATGGGTGGAGTGAATATGCGGGTGAAAGCGTGACCTGCAAGCGATGCATTAAAAAACAGGAAAGGGGTGTAGGACATGACTGACGAAATGCAGGAGGTGATGGGGCTTGGCCAAGCCCATGGTAGTCTTTTAAATGATTTCACCAATCAAAAATCAGTTATTCCTTTTATTTCCAGTGAGTTATCCATGGAACTCAGCAACCCTAAACCAAAACGCGACAACATGGTTGATGCAGCCGGATATGCTGAAACGCTTGAAATGACAAAATCAGAGCGCGACAAGCGAATCGACGAAGGTGAGGAGCACTACTAATGAAGCGTGTTTATGTGGCAGGAGCATATAGCTCAGGTAATGTGATCGGCGTACTGGACAACATACGTGAAGGCATGCGCTGGTCAACAAAAGTGTTTCTTGCAGGGCATGCGCCTTTCTCGCCTTGGTTAGATTTCCATTATCAGTTAATGCTGCGTGACGGCGAAGCTTTATCTGTTCCTGATTATTACGAATATTCACTTGCTTGGTTGCGCGCATCTGATTGTGTATTTGTCACACCGGGATGGGAGGACAGCAAGGGAACAGTTGCAGAGATTCAGGAAGCAGAGCGGCTAGGCATTCCTGTTGTTTATAACATTAAGGACATTTCAGAATGAAGAAATACAACATCATCTATGCCGATCCTGCTTGGTCATTTAATAACAAAAATACAGGTGGATCTATGAAGTCGGGTGCAAGCAGTCAATACAATATCATGAGCATTGATGATATGAAGAATTTACCAGTCGAGCGGATTGCCGATGATGATTGTGTGTTGGTGATGTGGTGGGTGGCATCACAGCCGCAAGAGGCCATTGATTTGGTCAATGCGTGGGGGTTCAAGATAAAAACAATGACGGGTTTTAATTGGGTGAAGATGACCAAAAACTGGTTAATGTGGTTTGGTATGGGATTTTGGACAAGGGCTGGGTCAGAGTGCGCCCTGATTGCCGTCAAAGGAAAGCCGAAACCCGTATCACATGGCGTTAGATCGGTCATTCATGCAATGGCAGGCAGGCACAGCGAAAAGCCCGCAGAGGTACGAGATAGGATTGTTGAATTATGTGGCGACCTATCCAGGGTTGAGCTGTTCGCAAGAATGAAGGTTGACGGGTGGGATGCATGGGGTAACGAAATTGAATCAGATTTATCAATGGATGCTGCATGAACATCGCCCTTGTCAAAACACCATCAGGATCATTCATTCCTGCAACGAACCAGGACAATGAGTGGTGTGATCGCATTGGGCAAGGGGAGTTAATACACGGCAAATTCACCAAGATGCGAAATGGCGCATTTCATCGCAAGTTCATGAGTATGGTGCAGTACGTGTACCAGAATCAAGACAAGCATCAATGCTTTGAGGATTTACTTGTTGAGATAAAAATAAGAACGGGCCATTACAAAGAACACATCAGGGAATCAGGAGAGATTGTCTATGCTCCTAAATCAATCAGCTTTGCCAAGATGGATGAAATTGAGTTTTCAGACTTTTACAACAAAGCAATCAAAGCGGTTATCAATGGCGGCTTAATACAGGGCAGTGAAGCAGACATTAATCGAGCAGTTGATTATGTGGCGGTGAACTACTGATGAGAGGGTCAAAAATAACCAAGGCGGCAAAAGGTCAGATATGCATTCGCTGTGGAGCAGGTGACGCTTACGCTTGCCACTATAACGGCCCAAGGCAGATGGCATACGGAAAAGGGCGCGGCATTAAGTGCAGCGACATGGCGACAGCAGAACTATGCCACACATGCGATCAAGAATTAACAGAGGGTAGCACTGATTCTCGATGGGCGAATAAGTGGGAAAGGTCAGAGGAGTTTTTGCACTGGGTCATGATGACCAATATTCGGAGGTACGAAAGAGGGGTGTTGAAGGCATGAGACGCGCTGCACGCATAGACGAGAATCAGCCTGGGATTGTTGATGACTTACGCAAGATGGGTTGTACGGTTCAGCCATTACATTTAGTTGGTGGCGGTGTTCCTGACTTGTTGGTTGGTGCGGGCGGTATAAATTATCTCTTTGAAGTTAAAAACCCAAACAAGCCTAAATCAGATCAAAAACTCACACCCGATCAAGTTGAGTGGCATGGGGCATGGCGTGGACAGAAAGAGGTTATTAGGACAGCACAGGATGCAATGGATTTCATAGCGAGGTGTAAATGAAATACGCAAACATGAGAAAAGAGGCACTTAATAACCTTGATCTAAGAACCCTGAAAAACGACTTATGGGCAATTGATAAGAAAAGGGCCAGCAATCGCAACTGGCAAATAGGCAGGCGTTTAGCGGGTGAGACATTAATCATTGAGGCTGAATTAAGACGCCGGGGCAATCCACTACTACCCGAGGAAGTGTTTAGATGAGACGCAGAGAACAAAACAAAGCCCTACACAAGCGCCTCGAGGCGTGGGGCGATAGAGAGGCAAGGCCCGTGCGCGGCCTGGGTTATCGATCACAAACAACCGAGGCGGAAATGATGGAAATGGGCCAGGTATGCAGGAGCGGCAATGCTGCTGTTGCCATAGTGCCTGAGTTCACGATAGATAAGAAGGTTGCAGAGGTTGAGGCAGGCATACAGGCCATGAATGTTTCAGAGTGGAAAATGGCGATTGAATCAAAATATTTACATCGCCACCGGGGGCAGGAAATACAAAAATATTGCGGCCAATCAAAGAAGCAATTTTATATCAATCTCAAGAATGCAGAAGCGTTTATGTGCGGTTGGTTGGGGTATCAGTGGGAGGATTAAATAAATATGGAAATCCTATTGTTTTGTGTACACGTATTTGCTATATAAATATCTATAGTGGGGATTATGACCCCGACACAAGCCCGGATCCAAAAGGTTGCCGGGTTTTTTATTGGGCGGCGATTATGTTTAACGATGATTGGAAACCAAGCAAACACCCAGCCAGAGACTTAATCACAGCAATACTGGTTGTTGTTGTGTTTGGTCTGGTGATGGGATTGATCGGTGCAATGCTTGGCGCGGTCCACTAATCAAGCGATAGCTTGTCATTCAGGATCGACCCAATTCTTGACCCTGTTTGCCAGTGATTAAGCTGAACAACCGGATCATTAACCCCTGATTCCTGCAAGTGCAGCGTTATGGTTTTGGCAACAATCATTTTCTGACTGAATGGGATTGCAAAGAATTTAGGCCCAACCGTCACATCAGGCGCAACCGATATATCTGGCCTGGTCCGTAAGACATCAGCCGTGATCAACCTGTCAATCTGAGTAAGCATTGTCTTGCCAGTAGTCTCATCGGCAAATGACATTGAGCTAATAAGCAACAGGATCGCAAATAAGTATTTCATGATAGACCCTCCCTGTAATGATTGGAGCATAGACCATGCCCATGCGCCCAGGCAAGCCATGCAATTACCCAGGATGCCCTGAAGTCGTGCATGACACGTACTGTGATACGCATAGAAAGCAGAAAAGGCGCTATGCAAGCCGTAACAGGGAAAGCTCTACAGCACGCGGATATGGCTACAGATGGCAGCAGGTAAGGCTTAACTACTTACGTAGACACCCGCTTTGCATACTGTGTGAGGAAGAGGGTAAGGCGACAGCGGCCAATGTTGTTGATCACATCAAGCCACACAAAGGCAATACATCTTTGATGTGGGATGAAGGTAACTTTCAACCGCTGTGCAAGCATCACCACGATGTTAAGACAGCAACAGAAGATGGTGGGTTTGGGCGATGAGCATTGAGGGAGATATTGATCGCATCTTAAATGCTAAATCCGGTAATAAAGAGATAGCGTTATTCTACTTTCCTCATGATGGCGTGTGGCGTGTAGATGCTGGAAATAGAAGCGCGTTCGTAATGCTTGGCGAGGTAGAGGGTGAATTATCAGTAGAGGCTGATTCGCTACAGGGAGCGATTAAATTAATGCTCAAGGAAGTAACCCAAACCAACACAGAAGGTAAGGGGGGATCAAAAGTCTAGGCAATGTGCCATATAGACCGCCGCCCTCCCCATTATTTTACACATGCAATTGACGATTTTAAGGAGGGCGCATGGCTAGAGCAAGAAAACCTGATAATGTGCATCTCTTGCAAGGTACACACCAGCCGTGCAGACACGGCAACCCGGACGAAAAGCCCAAGGTAGAAATTAAAATACCGTCACCGCCTGAATCCTTATCAGGCGTAGCGCACGCAGAATGGCTCCGCATTTGTGACGTACTGAAAAACTCAGGCATTCTCAGTGATGCTGATATTGGCGTGATGGCGATCTATTGTGAGCTATATGCTCAATTTCAGACCGACCCGGTAGAGTTTCCAGCAGCTAAATATACTCAGTTAAGACTCTGCATGGTTGAGCTTGGCATGACCCCGGCAGCACGCAGCAAGATCACGGTAGGTGGAGGCAAGAAAGAGAACACCTTTGCTGATGTATGACGTATTCAGAAAGGGCCGTCAGATACGCCGATAGTGTTATTGCGGGAGAAACCCCGGCTTGTAAATTTGTAATACAGGCGTGCGAGCGGTTTATTAGTGATCTGAAAAGAGATGACATATATCTAAACCAGGATGAAGCAGAGCGGTGGTGTAGGTTTCTTGAGAAGCTACCCCATGTTAAAGGCAAGTGGGCAGCAACAAAACAAACGCTCATCCTGTCTGATTGGCAGATATTCTGCACGGTCAATATCTACGGTTGGTATTTTACCGCAACAAACAGGCGGCGATTTCGTGACATTTACATCGAGGTACCCCGCAAGAATGGAAAAACATTCTGGATTGCGGGGCTTGGCCTTGGTCACTTGTGTATTGATGGTGAGTTTGGTGCTGAGATTTATTGCGGTGCAACCTCTGAAAAACAAGCCTTTGAGGTATTCAGGCCAGCCAAGCAAATATGCGAGAGAACGCCTGACCTGCGCGAGCATTACGGCCTGGATGTTAATGCAAAGAACCTGAACATCCTTGAGACGGGTTCGCGGTTTGAGCCTGTCATCGGCAAACCGGGTGACGGCGCAAGCCCTTCATGTGGCATTGCTGATGAGTTCCACGAACACCCTGACTCAGACCAGGTTGATACATTTACAACCGGGATGGGGGCGCGTGATAACCCTGTCATGCTTCACATTACAACAGCAGGCTCTGACATGGGCGGGCCTTGTTATGCAAAGCGTGATGAGGTCAAAAAGGTACTTGATGGCTCTGTCGTTGATGACACCATTTTTGGAATCATCTACACGATAGACGAAGATGATCAATGGGATACGGTTGAGGCGCAGCAAAAAGCTAATCCCAACTATGGCATTTCTGTTGATGGCGTGTTTCTAAAGGCACAGCTTGACGCAGCCAAGCGCTCTGCCATCAAGCAGGCGGCATACAAAACCAAGCATCTCAATGTATGGGTAGGTGCTAAAGCGGCATGGATGAACATGCTTGCCTACCAGGTATGCCGTAAAGATATCAGCATTGAACAATATAAGGGTCAGCGTTGTTATGTTGGCATTGATTTAGCGTCCAAGATAGACGTTGCATCAATGGTTGCATACTTCCCTGATTCCGGCGCGGTGTTTGCGAAACACTATCTACCTGAAGAACGCATACTTGATGGCGGCAATACGCGATACAAGGCATGGCACGCTGACGGTTGGATCGAAGCAACACCCGGTAATGTGATTGATTATTCATACATTGAGGATGATTTGATCGCATTTAAGTCTGATTTTGAAGTGATTGAGGTCGCTTATGACCCATTCCAGGCGACCCAATTTAGCGTAAGAATGCAAGAACAGGGCTTTCCAATGATTGAAGTGGGGGCAACTGTTAAAAACTTTTCCGAACCGATGAAAGAGCTTGAGGCTTTGGTGTTGAAAAAATCCATCAAGTTCAGCTTGGATCCGGTCTTAATGTGGATGTTCGGCAATGTCGTTGCCAAGCTCGACAAGAAAGACAACATATTTCCCGATAAAGAGAAACCCGAAAACAAGATTGATGGCGTTGTTGCGATCATAATGGCAATCAGTAGGGCCATTGTACATCGTGAAACAGGCACGCTTGATGACTTCTTAGCCAACCCGGTCAGTATATGAACCTATTTTCACCGATATTGCGATTGTTCGGCCTTGGGGCATTCACGAACACCGACACAGGCGCGCAGTACGGTTCCAGCGCAAAGATCACGACTGACTCAGGTATCTCAGTCAATGATGAACGTGCCATGCAGGTTTCTGCTGTTTGGGCGTGCGTTCAATATATTACTAATTCGGTTTGTTCGTTGCCGCTTGGTTTCTATCGCAAGGGCGCTGATGGTGGCCGGGTAGAAGTTGAAAATCACGCACTAAACAATCTATTCCATAACAGCCCTAACAGCCTCATGAAGCCTCGAGACTTCAGAAAGGCGATGACTATGCAGATGGCTTTATGGTCCAACGCATACGCCGAGATCGTTTATTCAGGATCACGGCCAGTGTCATTGTTGCCGCTACGCGCTGGACGTATGACACCATTTATCACTGATGATGGCGAACTCACATACCACTATCACACTGAAAAAGGTGTCAGGGTTTACGCGAAGAAATCTATTTTACATCTAAAGGGTTTTGGCTCTGATGGGATAGTTGGCCTGGAGCGCAACAATTATGCACGTGAAACATTCGGGCTGTCTGTTTCTGCTGACACATACGCAGCAAAACAGTTTGCAAACGGTGGCAGGTCAGGCGGTGGCTATCTCAAGTTTGATCAGTTCTTATCGGATGAACAGCGCAAGCAGGCCCGTGAGTTGTATTCTGGCATGTCTGAAACAGCTTACAACACTAACAAGCTATGGATTCTGGAAGGCGGGGCAGGGTATGAGCAAGACACCCTGAACCCTGACACCATGCAGATGATTGAAACGCGCAAGATGCAGCTTGGTGAGATTGCCCGTTTCTTTGGTGTTCCAGAGGTTTTGATTGGTTCGGGTGGATCTACAAGCGCATGGCCTGCATCGTTTGAGCAGCAATTGCTGTCGTTCCTGACCTTCACCCTCCAGGACTACATTGACGAGTGGGAGCATGGCATTTCACATGCACTATTAACCCCGCTCGAAAGACGCAGGATCGTCGTTGATCACGATGTCACCAATTTCATCAAGATGGATAGTCAAGCAAAGGCCAACATTCAATCAACCTGGGTGCAAAATGGACTCAAGACGCGCAACGAAATCCGAAAGATAAACAATGATCCGCCTGTTGATGGCGGTGATGATCTGACTGTTCAGGTGAATCTAACGCCTGTAACAGACTTGGAGAATGTAAATGATTCACAAAATTCACAATCCACTGGAAACATGCCACCTCAAGTTCAGCAATGATGAGAGGGGCGAGTTTGAGGGCTATGCATCAGTATTTAACGGCGTTGACGCTGTGAATGACACGATCCTTCCTGGTGCATTTACTAAATCGCTCGATGGTAAGCGAGGCCCCGCAATGTTTGTCAACCATAAGAGCCATGAGGTCCCGGTTGGTGATTGGGTTGAGTTGAAAGAGGACGAGCACGGGTTATACGTTAAAGGAAAGATCGACCTCAATCACAAGGATGGCCCAACGGTTTACTCAGCCCTAAAACGCGGGGCAATGGACGCAATGTCAATCGGCTTCAGAATACCTGCTGGTGGTTCCGAAGAAAAAGAAGATGGAACCCGCGAGATCAAGGAAATTGATCTTGTGGAGGTCAGCGTTGTCAGTTTCCCGGCAGATGATGCGGCCCGCATATCAGTGGTTAAGCATGAAGTTGAAGAAATTAAAAGTTTAAAAGACGCGGAAATATTCCTGAGAGATTCAGGCTATTCCAAGTCGGCGGCGACTGCCTTTGTGAGCCGCATCAAAGACCTGATGCAGAGTGATTCTGTTGATGATGTTAATGATGAAATTACAAAGCATGACGTAACCGATGATGTGGTTGCAATCATACGCAACTTACAGGTTTAAATTTAACGCAATGCCGTGAGGCATCGCTATCCGAAACGGAGTACTTATTATGAGTGATATGGCAAAAGAAGTCCTTGATCTGAAAAAGGTTGAGGAGGCAATGGTTGAGAAGCATAACGAGCTTCTTGGCACAATCGAAAAGGCAAACGAGGAAGCTAAAAATGCTGGCTCTGTTGCCAATGAAACAAAATCGGCAATTGATGGCATTTCAGGCCAACTGAATGACATTGGTGATCGCCTGCATGAAATGGAGCAGAAGGGCGCACACGGCGAATCAACAGATGAAGCCTATGACATCGGCGCTGAGTTTGTGAAGTCTGAGCAGTTCCAGGCATTTGCAGAAGGTCGCCAGAACGGCGCACGCATGGAAGTGAAAACAGCCATTGTCAATGCCACAGGCCAGAACCAGCCTCTTGTTGATTCTGACCGCCTGGGCGGTATCAATGCAACGCCTAACCGCGTGCTGTCTATTCGTGACATCATTCCCACAAGCCAAACAGACAGCAACCTGATCGAGTTTGTGCGTGAGAATGTGTTTACAAACAGCGCAGGCCCACAGTACAGCTCACCGAGCTATGAAAACGTGGCTAAAGCTGAGTCAGGCATTACGTTCACCCTGGTTAATGAGCCTGTTCAGACGCTGGCGCACTTCCTGCCCGCCTCCAAGCAGGTTATTGCTGATTCTGCACAGTTGCAGTCATATATCTCAGGCCGCTTAATGTATGGCTTGAAGCTGTATGAAGAAGCGCAGCTTCTGAGCGGTTCAGCCGCAAGCGGTCAGCTTAATGGCTTGATCACTCAGGCAACAACCTACACAGCCGCATCACCAGCGCTGACCAATGAGCTTGACATTATTCGTGATGCAATCAAACAGGCTCATCAGTCAGAGTACATGCCTGATGCAATCGTGTTGAATCCGTCAGATTGGTATGACATTGAAGTTCGCAAGGTCGGATCATCTGATGATCGTTATGTTGTGGGTAATCCGCGCAGCATGATGGGGCCAACGCTTTGGGGTCTGCCTGTTGTTGTGACAAACAGCATCACAGCCGGGACCTTCCTGCTTGGTTCATTCGGTATGGGCGCTGAAATCAAGGATCGCATGAACGCAACAGTGGAAGTGTCACGCGAGCACAGCGACAACTTCACCAAGAACATGGTTACTATCTTGGCCGAAGAACGTATCGCTCTGTGTGTTTACCGCACTGAAGCATTCATCACGGGCTCACTGTAATAGTGAAATAAGGATGGCCGGGGGCAACCCCGGTCAATCTTTTCTATGAAAGTAAAAGTTAAAGGCAATCCCATCACACCATACGGATCATTTTCAGATGGTCAGGTGTTGAGTGATGACAAGTTTTCGCGTGAGTTCTTATCTCATCTTGTGAATGATGCAGGCGCAGCCGATCTGATTGAATATGAGACGAAGGTTGTTGAGGATTACGAACCTGTAAAAAAGCCCCAATCTTCACGGTCATCGCAACCGGGCAAAGCCTCACAGAAAAAGACGCGAGTTACGCGCAAGAGAAAAGCCAAGTCATAGTCGTCAATGATGCATGGCGCGTAGTACATGATGCACCTTATCACTATGCCTGTGACGCAAAGTGGTGGGATCTGTATTACCAAGAAGTAAAAGCGGGGTTTCAGGGTCAATCATTCACGATAGATGATGATGATCGGCCTGATGTAAACCCTAAATCAGAATATGACCTGGTTCGCCTCAAGTCGAAGCACGGTGAAGGGTTAAGTAAAGAATTTATCCACTACGGATTACCCCGTGGCGGAAACTCGGGCTATCAGGCAGTAAATCTGGCCTATCAACTTGGTGCAAAAACAATCTTGCTGCTTGGGTTTGACATGCACGGGACTCACTATTTTGGGAAGCATCCCGATGGCTTAGTGCAAGGCAGTCCATTTCAGAAGTTTATCGAGTCATTTAAGACGATCCGGGGCGTTGAGATTATCAACTGTTCACCTGGTTCGGCGTTGACGTGTTTTCCAAACATGAGGATTCAGGATGTCATCTAGCGCACAGCAAGCAGAAATCAACAAATATGAAAACGTGTATCAGCATCCAAATTACAAGATGGGGGATGCGCGGTTTCAATGTGCCCGTGACAATCTGACAGACTCCCCGTTTCGAGGCTCTTACCTCGATGTGGGTTGTGGCCGGGGTGAAATGCTCACCCTTGCCAAGAGCCTTGGATTCAAAAAGGTCAAGGGCGTTGAAGTTGTTTCCTATTTGATCGGCGGTGACGTGGTTCAGGGTAAAGCGTGGGATCTACCATTTGACGATGATGCCGTTGAGGTTGTCTCGTTATTTGATGTGATTGAGCACCTACTTTACGAAGATATGATCCCAACGCTCAATGAATTAAAGCGTGTTGCATCAAAACAGGTTGTCTTGACCGCTGCAAACTACTCATCAAAGTCACTTGGCCAAGAGTTGCACGTCAACCGCTTACCTTATGAGGTATGGGATGAAGTGATCAAATCGGCGTTTGATGGATGTGCTGTTGAATGGCTACCAAGAGCGCACGGCACAAACTCTGAAACATGGGTGATCACACTTTGAGAGTTGCCTTCTTTGCCTCCCCTGGCAAAGCCCATCACTCACGATGGGGCGCGGCATTCCTAAAAGGACTCAGCAAGCACGGCATATACGCCAGCCTCCAGCACGTCAACGATGACATTGAGTGTGATGTGGCGGTTATGTGGAGCCACAAACATCAGGCGATTATCGAAAGACAGAAAACGCGTGGCGGAGATTACCTGGTAATGGAAGCGGGGTATTTTGGCGACCGTCTTGGCTTTGCCTCGATAGGCTGGAATGGCTTGAATGGGCGTGCTGATTTTAAGAACCAAGACATGCCCGGTGATAGATGGGAAAAGCACGGCGTTGATATTAAGCCTTGGCATAACGGCGAATACATACTTGTTGCGGGTCAGGTGCAGGGGGATGCAGCGGTGTCAGGTGTAAACCTAAAGGCACGCTATAACGAGATTGTGAACGAACTCAAAACAATCACCACACGGCCCATACGGTTCAGGCCGCATCCATACGGATCACCCATCCCCGGCGGCGTAGAAGTATCGCACTCATCACTTGATGCAGACTTGGCAGGTGCTAAATGCCTTGTCGCACTAAACAGTAACACGACTGTTGATGCGGCGATATCTGGAACACCTGTCGTTGCACTTGATGAAGGGTCGATGGCATGGCCTGTATCCGCGCATGAGCTTGAAGGTGTGTTGATACCGAGGCGACCCGATAGGCAGCAATGGTTAAACAATCTGGCGTACTGCCAGTGGACAGAGAAAGAGATCCGAGCTGGCGAGGCTTGGGAACACTTGAGGACATAGAAAATGGCACAAGGCACACTCACATTATTTGAAGAATTTGCCAAGAATATTGGTGATGGTTCTCATGACTTTGATGCTGATTCATTTAAGGTCATGCTTATCAGTAATACAACTGTGCCAACAGCGGCACTGGCAACCCCGGACTCTGCCGACTTCACAGAGGTCAGCGGCACGGGTTATACGGCAGGCGGTGAAGCGCTTACATCCCCAACGTATACAGAGGCGGCAGGCGTTGCAACGTTTGACGATGGCGCGGCCTCAGTGACTTGGACGCAGAACGGCGCAGGCCCAACCAATATTTATTATGCAATTGTGTACAACACAACGCACGCAGGCACTAATGATGCCATTGGGTTTATCGACATGACCGCTGATGGTGGCACTACGCCGATCAGTTTGCAGTCAGGCGATATTACGATCACTTGGGGCGGCTCTGGAATCTTCACTGTTACAGTATCTTGACGGAGTGCATTATAAATGAAACTTAAAGATGAAATTACTAGCGATCCTTTAGCCATTGGGTATGCAGGCATGACAGACCAACAGGTTGCGGATTCGCTTAATACTGCAAGCCGCACAAGGCTTAATCCATTGAGTCGAAACGATGCAATACGCTGGCTTGCCAGACATGACGGTGTAGACAAATTAGAGAAAGCGGCATCAACCGGCTCACAAACAAGTCGAAGCATTGCAAAGGCTGTGCTTTTACTCATACAGAGCGAGACTACCCTGGACGTTGCTGACGAAGAAATCATGGGCATGATTGACCAGCTTGTCACCGGCAACGTGTTTACAAGTGCCGAAAAGGGCGACCTGGTGATGCTGGCGACCGAAACAATCTCACGCGCTCAAGAGATTGGCTTAGGCCGAGTTAATGAAGGTGATATAGCATCAGCGAGGGCATCATAACATGGCTACTACCACAGTAAATTTTGGCACTAACACGGCTGCAACTATCACTCTTAACTCATTGGGTGACGGTTCTTGGCGAGAATCCACAGCCGTGGATAACGGCACTGTTAAAGCTATCTGGATGGAAGTATTTGTAACCATCCTTACGACAACAACAGCGGGTAGTGATGCAACGGTTGATGTGTATCTTTCTCGCTCACTGGATGGCGGCACGGATTACACTGGTGGCATTGCGGGTACAGGTGATGCAGGTTGGACGCCTGTAGGTAATCAGGAAGAACAATTAGAGCTTATCGGTTCTATGCCTGTTGATGCCTCGGAAACTACAGCCCGTACTTATAAATGGGGCACAGTGGTTCATGATATACCCGAGGATTTTTGTTTCGTTGTGGAAAACAACACAGGCGCAGCTTTAGGCGCTACTACGTGTGCGCTTGAATACCGCTTGCACAAGTTTGATTCTGCATAAGGATTAGCCTTGTCTTTTCCATACAAAGTAAGGCGCACCCGTAAGCCTGATAGCATTAGCGGTTTACGCATAAACCCCCGGTTTGCTAAACAGGGTATTGCGGTATACATGCCCGGATCAACTAAGAATCTGGGCAATTCTAACCTTGGCGACATTACCGAAGATAAGGTAATCACAACAACGTCCAAGCATGGAAAGACGTGGCAGTATAGCGGATCGAACTTCGGTAATATGCTGGTGCTGCCTTCGTATACACCGGAAACCGCAACGGCGGTAATGGTTGTTGAGGGCGAACACAAAAATAATAGTTTATTCGGGTCATCTGGAAACGGAATCAGGGAAGCCACGGGGCAATGGGAGTTAAGAGCCGGATCAAATGCTCGCTGCACAACCACAAAGGGAATTGTATCCGGTGAGGCTGTATTTGCTAAAGGCAAAGCGAATAACTACCTGTTATGTACACCTCGGGAAACTGTAACAGGCACCGGGGCTTATGGCGACTGGGGCGGGATTATTGGATTTGGTGATAAGGCAGGCCATCAGATTGCACTTATCGTACTTTGGACAGGTGACTTACCATCACGCGCCGAAGCCGAATATCTAGTTAGGCACCCGTGGGAAATATTCTCGCCAGAAGTTGATTATCTACCAATAAGTTTTACCGAAGCAGCAGAAGAACTTGCCCATATACCTTATAAGGTAACGCGAACCACTAAGCCTGATCATCCGGTAGGTATTGATTGGAGTAACCCGCTAGCAAAAGGTTTACTTCATCAGGATCTATTTACTTCAAACCGGGCAGACGTATCAAACATCTCACCGACTTATATTGGAGCTGGCGCAGCCAAGACCATTACACGGGATGGACGATCTTATGACTTTGACGGGACGGGTGACGGGCAGATGTCCTTTGGGGATGTATCCGTAACTGATGGCTCGTTTGGTATCACGATAGAGGTTATTGCAGAATTAGACAGCCTAGCTGCGGAGCAGAAAGTCTTAGCTGAATGGGGTACTTCGGCAGCAGGGCAGAGCTTCCTTTTTTCTTTTAAGTCGGACGGGGGTGTACAACTTGCCTACCACAACACAACGGATGGCTATATTATCGCCTCAACAGGCGCAAGTGTAGTTTCCACGGGGAACAGATGCCATATTCTTTTTAGTGGTATAGGCTCGTCATGGCGTTGTTGGGTTGACGGGGTTGAGCATAACGTAACCGGAGACTCTGCCCCGTCACAGGGATTAAAGGCTGTCACAACGGCTCTGAGGTATGGTCGCGACGAATCAGGGACAAATAATTTCAATGGTAGATTATCGTTAATTAGGTTTTACGACGATACGCACACGTTTACACAGAATGAAGCTAGCGCGTTATATCAAAATCCCTACCAACTCCTAAAACCAAGAACACAATATATACCCGTAGGCGCGGCGACGAGCGGGTCAGCCATACTTGCCACAACAGGCGCAATATCCACGACCAGTATTGACGCGGCTATCAAGGTCAGCCCGAATATTACCGCGACAACTGTAGCGCTATCCGTTGCAGGCATGGGCGCTACAGTCAAAGTTAGCCCGAATATTACCGCGACAACCGGGGCCATCACTATAACTGGCGCTGATGCGGCGATTAAGGTCAGCCCGAATATCACGGCAACGAATGGCGCGGTTGTCCTGACCGGCATTGATACCACGATCCAGCGCGGCGTGAATGTAGCAGTCACAACGGGCGAGCTATCTATATCGGCGCTCGATACCGCAATAAAGATCAGCCCGAACATTGTCGCGACAACCGGATCAATCACGCTGGCGGGTATTGAGGCGGCTGTCCGGCAAGGTCAGAACATCACAGCCACAACGGGCGCGATGATGATCGGTGGCGTTGATACAGCCATCAAAACAGATATATCCATGACCGCCACAACCGGCGCGGTCACAATTACAGGCATTCAGTCGACCATCCTGCAAGGCGGTCAATTATTCCAAACTGGCCGCAATCGCGGAGCAAAGAGTTATAACCGACCAGGTGTGCAAAGTCATTCCCGGTCAGGTGTAAGGTCGTATACGAGGCGCAACTAAATGAGTTATACCCGAACAGTCGATCCAACCGTTGAGCCTGTCACGCTTGCAGAAGCAAAGGCGCATCTCAATGTGACAGATAGCACGGATGATACGTTGATTGGCGCATTGATACAGGCTGCGCGTGAACATGCTGAGATATTCACAGCCAGGGCATTCGTTGCACAGACCTGGAAGCTCTTAATGGATGACTTTCCAGAGTGGGAGTTGCGACTATCTAAGCCGCCGCTGATCTCAGTGGTGTCGGTGAAATACTACGACACAGACAACACGCAGCAAACACTGGTCGAGGGCGTTGACTTTACGGTTGATAAAAACTCAGAGCCGGGGTGGATTGTGCCAGGCTCGAGCGGTTGGCCAGGTGTTTATTCTGATGGGATCAATGGTGTCGAGGTTGTCTATACGGCAGGCTATGAGGATTCAGGCGCATCGCCTACCGTCTTGGCCGATAAAGTGCCTCAAAGTATTAAGCAGGCTATCTTGCTGCAAGTGGGGCATCTATACGAACACCGTGAGGCGGTTTCTGACTTCCAAGTTCACGATGTGCCCATGGCATATAAGTCATTGCTGCACGTTTATAGAATGCTAAATCTATGAGGGCTGGCAAGCTACGCCATCAGATTGTCATTGAGCAATCAACCGAGGCGCGCAACAGTGTCGGGGAGGTCACGGCATCCTGGGCAACATTCGCCACGGTTCGTGCATCAGTTGAGCCTATGCAGGGCCGCGAGTCTTTTGTGGCCAGTCAGGATCTCGCAGAGCGTACAGTCAGGTTCAGGATTCGATACCTGGCAGGTATTACCCCGAAAATGCGGGTCAGTTATGACTCTCGCACCTTCGATATTCAGTCTGTTGTAAACCGCGAGGAGCGCAACAGGGAAACGCACATCCTATGCCGTGAGGTTATCTGATGACTATCACGGTCGAGGGCATGAAAGAGATACAACGGGCGCTCAAAGGGCTTGAGGATAAAGTACAAACAAGGGTCATCAAGTCAGGGCTCAGAGCTGGCGGCCGCGAGGTTGTCAAGGCGGCGCGCCGCAAGTTACCGAGTGAATACGGCACGCTGAAAAGGAGCTTGGGCACAAAGATACTGAGGCCGTCAGGTGGGGGTGTTGGTCTACTGGTTGGGGCCAGGACAACGGCAACCACGAAGAAAGGCAAGCGAAAGCGGCCTAAGAATGATGGTTTCTATGCCCATATTGTCGAGTTTGGAACACTTGGGTCACGCACCGAGTCGCTTTCACCGGAAACATCGCGCAAAAGCAGCTGGTCGCGCAAGGATAGAGACAAAGATCAAAAGCGCAGAGGCACGCCAACCGGGTTGAAAGCTCGGCCTTTCTTACGGCCTGCATTCAAAGAGAGCCAGCAGAAGATCGTCGATGCGTTTGTCAAACAGGTCGGCCGTGAAGTTGAGCGACAGATAGCGAAGGCCAGAAAATAATGTCAATTCAATCAGACTTATATGCGCACATATCAAGTGATGCAGGGTTGACCGCGCTTGTATCAGATCGCGTTTACCCGGTGAAAGCTCCACAAGAGCCATCATATCCCCTGGTCAGCTATTCCATGATCTCGGGGCAACCACAAAACACGCTGGACGGCACAGGCTCACTGAATAACAGCCTGTTTCAGTTCGATGTATATGCCGACACTTATGCCGAGGCGCTGAGTGTTGCTGATGCATTAGAGGCCGCGATGGCCGTTGCATCATTTACCAATTCAATGCAGAGCCGCATTGATGCAGATTTTGAAACAAGCGTAGAGCAATACAGAATTATTCTCGATTTTTCGATTTGGCATTTGTAGCCATCACCCACGCCGTGAGGCGTTAATTAAACACGCCGTGAGGCGTTAATTTCCCAAGCAGGAGTAAGAACCATGTCAAGTAATGCACTTGTCTCGCAGGGTATGACTATCGCAATCGGTGATGGTGCAAGCCCGGAAGTATTCACCACGATCACCGATGTGACTGATATTGCTGGCCCTGATGGCAGCGCATCAGAAATCGACACAACCGACCTTTCAAGCACCGCACGCGAGTATCGCCTGGGCCTGACGGATAACGGCAATGTCACATTGACGGTCAATTTCAAACCACAAGATACGCAACACGCTCTATTGCGAACCAAAAGCATCTCGGGCGCGGAAACGAATTTTCGTATCACGTTTACTGACTCACCGGCAACAACCTGGACATTTGCGGCATTTGTGAAAGGCGTACCTATCAGCAACAGCGTTGATGGCGTTACAACAGCCAGTATCACATTGCGTGTCACAGGCGCAGTCACCGAGGCATGAGTTTAGCTGACAAGATCGCAGGCGCGACAGACCTGCACACAAAGACCATCGAGGTTCCAGAGTGGGATGTAACGCTGGTTTTGCGTGAAATGTCAGGGCGAGTGCGTGCCGAATTTGAGGGGCGTGTCGCAGAGCTGAATGAAAGCGGTGATCCGGTGGATACGGTCAGGATGCTTGCGTTGCTGGTTGTTCGTTGCGCGCATGATGAGGATGGTTCAAAAGTTTTTTCTGATGAACACATCGACATGCTTTTGCGAAAAAGCCTATCCGTGCTGAAACGTATTGCCGATGAGGCGCTTGCACTCAGTGCAATGACTGAGGGTGATATTGAGGAGCTGGCGGGAAACTAAAAGCCCGGCCAGAGCGGCGGTTTTATTTCCGTCTTGCTCTGGCTTTGGGCATGACAGTTCAGCAGCTCTTGAAGAATGTCAGCGCGTCAGAAATTTCTGAATGGATGGCATTCGACTCTATTGATCCTATTGGCGCAGAACGCGGTGACTTACGGGCGGGAATTATCGCGTCAACAGTTGCTAACACGTCAGGCGGCAAGAAAGACGGTGACGCATTTAAGCCAGCCGATTTCATGCCGTATCTGGAAAAACCAAAAGACGACCCTGTAGCCAAGTTCCGGGCGAGCTTGGCGCACTTAGTAAAGGCTGAATAATGGCTACTCTTGCAGCAATCACAGTCGCAATCAGAGCAAACGCAACGAAGTTCACAAGCGCGCTCAAAAAGTCGCGTAGGCAGTTAAGGAAATTCGCCGCGTCCACAAAAAAGGCATCTAAGTTAGTTGGCAGCCTGTTCAAAAAGGTATCAGCGACCGCGCTCATTGGCGGGGGTATCTTTGCCGTCATCACAAAACAGTCGCTATCCGCAATCGACAACCTTGGGAAACTCTCGACCAGGTTGGGGCTATCTACTAAGGCGCTCTCAGAGTATCGACTGGTTGCAGAAAAGGCTGGCATCTCATTCCAAAACCTGACACTCGGATTCCAGCGTATGACGCGCCGGGTCGCAGAGGCGGCGGTTGGCCTTGGTGAAGCTCGGGGGGCAATCGAGGAGCTTGGCCTAGATGCACGCGAATTGTCTCGCCTGTCGCCAGATCAGCAGTTTGAGGCGATTGCCGATGCGATCCAAGGTGTTTCATCCCAAAGCGATAAACTGCGTATTGCGTTTAAACTGTTTGATTCTGAGGGTGTCGCTGTATTGCAAACCATGCAGCGCGGTGCAGCAGGTATCCGCGCCGTCAGGGATGAAGCCGTTGAGCTTGGTTTATCATTATCTAATACGGCTGTTCGCGGCGTAGAGCGTGCGAATGATGCCTTCACTTCACTCGGGTCGTTGTTTATCGGGTTGCGAGATCAAGTTACTTCTCAGCTTGCCCCTGCATTTGAAACGCTCACAGCAAAACTCAAAGACACAATCCTTGAATCTGCAAAATCACAGGGCGGCATAGGAAAGCTTGCCGAGACAATTGCCAAGGGTATTCTGACAACATTCAAATCAATGGTCGATGGGATTATTGTTGCAAGCGCAACCATCGATAAAATTCTTGTTAAGATTGGGCTCACACAAGAGCAAAATCTTGATAATCTCGAGCTGCAGCTTGAGAGAAACAAACGCCGCATCCAGGAATTAAGCAGGATTTCAAGACAGGCTCAGGTCGATCCCGAGTCGCTTGCTGGCTCCAATCAGGTTCTACGCAGCTTAGGGGTAGATCGTTTTGTTCAAGCCCAGGAAAAGGCAGCGGCACAGCTTGCACAAAAGAATGAGAAACTACTTACTCAGATAAACGCAATCAAAGACGGCCTGCAGAATGGCGCTGGCGATAGTGTTGGCGCTCTACAGGTCTTATCAAACACGCTGCAGGAAATGAGCGACAGCATTGGCGGCTCATCTAATGCAATTGCAGAATTTAAGCAGGGCGCATCCGGCCTGCCTCCAATCCTAAACCAGACCGCATCAGAACTAGACGAATACAACAAGGTTCTCGATGAGGGCACGGCGTTAATGGACTCACTACGCACGCCGCTCGAGATATATGAGGATGGCTTACTCACCATCGAAAGTCTTTACAACGACCTGGCCATTGACCTCGAGACATATAACCGCGCTATTGCCGCCAATAAAAAGCAGCTTGATGATGCCCTGGATAAAGACAAGATCGATGAGGCAAAAAGCGCCGCCGAGGAGCTTGGCTTAACATTCTCAAGCGCGTTTGAGGATGCTGTTGTTGGGGGCAAGAAATTCTCAGAGGTATTGAAAGGCCTGGCATCTGACATACAGCGTATCGTGCTAAGAAAGACGGTAACCGAGCCGCTTGCCAATAGTTTCACCGGGTTGTTTGAGAATTTTAATTTAGGAAATCTCTTTAATTTCGGTGGCGCACGCGCAAGCGGTGGGCCTGTCTCAGCAGGTAGCGGCTACCTTGTGGGCGAAAACGGGCCAGAGTTCTTTGCGCCCGGTCAGAACGGAACAATCATCCCGAATAATCAATTACGGTCAGGCGCGGCCACGGTTAATAACTATTTCACCGTGTCTGGTCAAACTGATCAGAGATCACAACAGCAGATCGCGCAACAGGCATACATGGGCACGACCCGCGCATTCAAGAGAAACGGCTGATGGCATTCCTAGAGACACCGCGATTCCCAGAAGATATAAGCGAAGGCGCAACGGTTGGCCCTTCTTTTCAGACCAGCATCACAGTCAATGACGGCGGCTATGAACAGCGCAATAGTCGGTGGCAAGATTCCCTGCATGAGTTCGATGTGGGGCATGGCGTAAAAACACAGGCCCAGCTCGATGTGTTGAAATCGTTTTTTATCAACACACAAGGCATGAGGACAGCATTCAGGTTTAAAGACTGGTCAGATTACGATGTCAGCACATCAGAAAGTGACATGACCTATGATGTTGGCGGTGCTTTCCAGCTTGGCAAAGTCTATACAACCGGCGCTCTCACTAAAACAAGAGCCCTGACAAAGATCGTCGATTCAGGATACACCATTTACCGTGACGCGGTGCTGCAGACGGAAGGCGCGGGGGCTGGTGAATACGCGATAGATACGACTACAGGGATCGTCACATTCCAGCCTGATACAACAGGGGCCATCTCAGGCGTGACGCAGGCCAACCCCGGCGTTGTAACGGCGACAGGTCACGGGCGCACCACGGGCGATGAGTTGGAATTTACCAGCGTAGGCGGGATGACTGAACTACACGGCCAGACCGTCACCATCACCGTCATCGATCCTAATAGTTACAGCATCGGCATCGACACGACTGCATATACCGCTTACACATCAGGTGGGCAATGGGAATACTACCCGCAATCATCCGAGGCAATGACATGGGCGGGTGAGTTTGATGTTCCTGTCAGGTTCGCCTCTGATTCAATGCGCGTTTCGATTGATCTGATTGATCACTTCACATGGGGTCAGATCCCACTCATCGAGGTACGATGAAAAACCTCACCGCCTCAACACTCACTCACTTAGAAAGTGAGGAGCTATCACTTGCGACATGCTGGAAAATACAGCCGTCAATTGGTGACGAGTCAGGCTTTACTGACTTTGACCAGGACATCACTGTATCTGGCCTGACCTATATATCTGCAGCCGGTTATCGCGCCACATCCATTCAGTCATCAAGCTCACTATCTGTTGATAATCTTGATGTCACCGGCCTGCTATCAGCCATCGGCATCACTGAGGTTGAGCTAAATGCGGGTAAGTATGACCAGGCGCAAGTGTGGATATTCCAAGTTAATTACAGCGACCCGACTATTTTAGTCCCTTTGAAATATGGCGTACTTGGTGAAGTCAGAACAACAGATGATTTTTTTGCAGAGTTCAGATCATTATCGCAATACCTCAGTCAAACGATAGGCGAGATCATTGTTGCGGATTGCTCTGCCGATCTTGGTGACGCTCGATGCAAGGTGGTGCTAGATACCATCCCTGCAACCGGATCGCACGAATACTGGCGAATATACGACTACGGGGATAATGGAGGCTTTTGCCAGATCCGAGAAATAGAAATGCGCGCAACTGTCGGGGGTGCTGACCAATGCACCGGAGGCACAGCTACAGCAAGTAGTGACAACGGTTTTGATGTGGCCGCAAACGCATTTGATGACACTGCAAACTCTTGGCAAACCAGCGCATCAAGCGGCGATCATTGGGTTGAGTACCAGTTCGCATCACCTGTAGTTGTGCTGGAAGTAATGCTGCAGGCGGCAGGCACACCATCCAGAATGCCTAATAAATTCCATATACAGCACTCAGATAATGGCACGGACTGGACAACCTCATTCAGTTACGAGGGACAATCATGGTCAACAAACGGTGAAGAACAAACATTTGTGGCGGGGATTGTTGGCACACCCGGCGTTGATGCAACAGGCACGGTCACAAACCCGACAAGCCGATACGCCTTCACTGATACCAGCCGAACAGAGGCAGATAACTACTTTCGCTATGGCCTACTGACGTGGACGAGTGGCAACAATAACGGCTACTCGATGGAGGTTAAAAGCTACACGCTATCGGGCACAGCATTCGAGCTATTTGAGCCGATGCCCTATGACATACAGATAGGCGATACATACGATCTATACGCTGGTTGTGACAAACAGGCCAGTACGTGCAAAACAAAGTTTTCAAACTTCGTTAATTTCCGAGGATTCCCGAATTGCCCCACGCAAGACAGACTATCAAAGCCGGGTGGCCAATGATAACCCCTGATGATGTTGTTCAAGCCGCGAGAGAGTGGATCGGAACACCTTACATTCATCAAGGCCGAGCAAAGGGCGCGGGTGTCGATTGCCTTGGTCTGCCGGTGGGGGTGATGCGCGGCCTGGGTGTCGATACGCCTGACCGCGATGGTTATGGTTTAGATCCGACTGGCGAATTAATGCCGGGGCTTGATGGTGAGTTGCATAGGATCGAATTACAACCCGGTGCATTAATCCTGTTTCGCATAAGGCGACAACCTCAACACGTTGCCATCGCCACAGACATCGGAATGATTCACTCGTATATGGGTTCAAAGAAGGTGGTCGAGACAAGCATTGACAAGTGGTGGCGCGACCGTCTTATATGCGCGTATGCCATGCCGGGGGTGAACTATGGCGAGTAGTATACTCGGCTTTGCTGGTAGTCAGTTATTCGGCCCGGTCGGTGGTTTTGTCGGCGCTGTTATTGGCAACGCACTCACGCCACAGGAAGAAATAAAAAACGAAGGCCCGAGAATTTCTGATCGGCAAGTGCTTACAACCGGGTATGGTCAAGCCATCCCTATCGCGTATGGGACGGTTCAGTTATCCGGGCATGTGATCGAGCCGCAGAATTTTGAACTAGACGAAACGAAACACGAAAGCAGTAGCGGCGGTAAGGGTGGAGGCCCATCAGTTACCAATACAAGCTACAGCTATTCGGCAACCTTTGCCATGATGATTTGCAAAGGCCCGATCAATGGCGTGCGTAAAATCTGGCTAAATTCCGATCTTGTCTATGATGTCAGCGATGATGCGGATGCGGTTACGCTGGTTCAATCCAATGAAATATATGACGAGATCAGAATATATAACGGCACGGAAGATCAACAGCCCGACAGTATTCTTGAGGCGATTAACGGCGTAGGGAATACGCCCGCCTATCGGGGTTATTCGTATATGGTTGTTGATAAGTTACAGCTTGGTAACTACGGCAACAGCCTGCCAAATATTCGTGTTGAGATCGTCGCGTCAGGAACAGAGGCGGTGGCTGATCGAGTTGCCCGAAAGAATGACCATGATGTAGATTTTGATGATCATGTCATCGTTGGTTATGACAATGGGATCTATCGAATATGGGATCAAGTGCCTACACTCATCGGTGGCACAACAGGAAAAATACATTTAGTTGATGCAAACGGGAACTATTACGGTAGTGAGCCTGCAAAGTATCTGCCGATCCACATGGTGTCGCCTGATGCTTATCCAATCCCTAGATCGGGGCATGTTAGCATTGGGCCGCTTGGGACTGGTTTCGCAACACAATTTCCACACCTATCATCGAACTATACAAATAACTATCCATCACCGGCTGGTACTGCAGACCTGACTATTGCGGGGTGGCTTGAGATACCGGGCTTTGAGGATGCTTTATCTATCAGCCCCAGATTGCCACAAGATCGCCAGTTTTTAGGGGTGACGTTGAGCGCCGATCAAAAGCGCATGATCGTCGTGATGGGTGAGGTGGGTAAAAACAATACAACAAGCCACACCACTGGTGTTTGGCATATGTTCGATGAAAATTTAGACGAGGTGGACAGTGGGACGGCGAATTTCGTTGATGCTACAGCAACCCCGTCAGGAATTGGTTTAGGTGAATTTGGTTTTGGGAATCTGGCTACTGCATTTGCCTCGTCAATGATGGAAAGTGATTATAGGCATATATGGGTTCACTACAGCGCCGGGACAGAAAACAACCGGGTATGGTGGATTGATGACGATGGTGAGCTAGCCGTTAAGTATGAGCTGTCTATAGATGCCGCTACTGAGGGTTTCGGAACGGCCAGCATCTACGCCGATAATGGCATCATGATGGTATGCGGTCAGAATGACGCGAACACTGACGGTCTGATTGCCACGTATTCCAGAAACCTATTAATCACCGAGACAAGCGTAACGCTGGAAAGTATTGTTGATGACCTGCAAGCCGAGGCCGGTGTTCCTGCAGCCAGTATAGATAATTCAGCCCTGACAGATACGGTGGCAGGGTATCTTGTCGCAAGACAGACCAGCGCAAGGCAGGCCATCGAGCCGCTGCAAACAGCGTATCTATTCGACACAATAGAAAGTGATTACGCTCTAAAATCAGTCAAACGCGGCGGGGCATCAGTTGCCACAATCCCGATAGAGGATATGGGTGCGCGCCCGTATGGCACTGAGGCAAGCTATCCGTTAGAAAAAACGCGCCTGCAAGAGATTGAGATGCCTATTGAGGTTATCGTCAATTACCAGAATGCAAGCCGAGGCTATGAGCAAGCATCACAACGAAGTCGCAGGCTTACCCCTCAGTCATCCGAAAAGAAAACAATTGATATACCGATCCCCATCACTGATGACAAGGCGCGTCAGTTAGCAGAGATCCTTCATTACGGATATTACTCAGAGCGCAAAGTATACCGATTCTCTTTAATGCCTAAATACGCTTATCTCGATCCCTCTGACGTTATCACCATCACTGATGGGGCTGAGTCTATCGTGGTGCGTATTGTCAGTATGACGATGACAACAGGCGGTGCAATAGAATGTGATGCAGTCGGTGAGCGGCCGGAAATATACCAATCATCCGCAACAGGCGCATCGACAACAGACACGATCACCATCAACCAAAGAGGGCCAACCAAAGCAATCTATGGTGACTGGCCGATGTTCGATCAACGCGGTAATGATGAAGGTATTTATATCGCGGCTACTGGCCTGTTATCAGGCTGGACGGCAGCGGTCATATCAAAATCATCCGATGGCGGTGCGAGTTTTAATGAAGCGGCAACGGTCGCCAGTGCTGCATCAATGGGCTACACAACCGACACCCTTGCGGATGGCCCTGTAGAAACATTTGACTACGGCAACACCGTCAATGTCTTTATGACGGGTGGGGCAACACTGTCATCATCAACCAAGGCCAATGTATTGAATGGCGCTAATCCGATAATGATCGGGTCAGAGTTGATTCAGTTTGTCACCGCAACACTTGAAACCGATGGCAGTTATACGCTGTCGACATTGCTGCGAGGTCGCAAGGGCACTGAATGGGCCACGGGCGGTCATGACGATGGCGAGGATGCAGTTCTCATCAATGAAAACCTGACCCGGACGATGGCAACGCTGAACGCGGAACATCAATACAAGGCAACAACGGTCGGCAATTTCGTTGCTGACTCGTATGAGCAGGCCGTCACCTATACAGGCGTAAACCTGAAACCCTACAGCCCGGCACATATCAAAGGCACGCGAGACTCAAGCGATGACATATCAATCGAATGGGTGAGGCGGTCACGCTTTGGCGCTGTGCCCTTATGGTCGCCGCAGTTGGGCGAAGAAACAGAAGAATACGAGCTTGATATATACAACGGCTCCACGATTGTTCGGGCGATCACAGGGCTGACATCGCCTGCATATACCTACGACTCAGCCGATCAGGTCACTGATTTCGGCTCGGCACAAGCAAGCGTAGACATTATCGTTTATCAGAAATCGGCCATTATTGGCCGGGGTTACGCCGGGAGCGCGACAGTATGACAACACCGATCACCAAATTAGATGAGCTTGCCGATCAGCAAGACAGCCCACACGCCACAGTCAATGAGGCGTTTCGGCAATTAGAAGGCCGCACGGTCAAGGTTAAATCAAAGACCACCACAGCCGAGCCGGGTAGCCCTGCCGAGGGTGATAGCTATGTGATCCCGGCCAGTGCAACAGGAACAAACTGGTCAACCTATACACAAGATGACATCGCGCAGTATATCGGCGGCGCTTGGCAGAACGTCACACCTGTCGAGGGCTGGCGTGTATGGGTCGATGATGAGGATCTAGTTTCTAAATACAACGGCACTGATTGGGTTGGCGCAATCACTGAGGACGTGAACAACAATGTCACGGTCGGTGAGGCTTCACTTGCAACAACCGCGACAGATGGATTTCTTTATATCCCATCCTGTGCAGGAACACCGACAGGCACGCCGACATCAAAAACAGGATTTGCCCCACTGGTTATTGATTCAACAAACAACAAGCTCTATGCCTACATTGGCGGCGCTTGGCGGGTTATGAACTAAACGAGAGGCTGGATAAATGTCTGATCATACTGACACACAAGAAGAAATAAAAAAGCTACGTGCAGAATTTAATGAGTTTCGCACTGAGATGCATGAGCTTTTAGATATATTCAGAGCATCGAAGGGCTTTATTAAAGTGGCGGGGCGAATCGGCCAGCTCATTAAATGGGCGGCGGGTTTAGGGATCAGCATCGGGGCGCTTTGGTACTTCCTGAAAACGGGGCATTGGCCAGAGCATTAGCATGAATAAAGAATTAATACTTGACCTGCTAAAGCTTCATGAGGGTTTGAGGCTGAAACCTTACTTGTGCAGCGCGGGGAAATTAACCATTGGCTACGGCCATAACCTCGACAACCCAATCACCGAAGAAGTTGCGGAGGCTATTCTAATGACAGATATGGCTCATGCAATCAGGGATTGTATTTTTCTCGAATACTGGCCGCATCTTTCCGAAGTTCGACAGGCTGTGATCGTCGATATGGTTTTTAATCTCGGGTTCTCACGGTTTAGAAAGTTCAAGAAAATGAACGCGGCGATAAATAAACGTGATTACAAAACTGCTGCAGAGGAGCTTCTCAATTCGCGGTACGCAAGACAAGTTGGCAGCAGGGCAACACGGTTGGCAAAGATGATGGAAACTAACAAAGCACCATAGGTGAATAACATGAGATTAATTCTGATGGCCGCTATTGCGGCTTTTTTTCTGTCTGGTTGTGCGGTTCTAGGTGAGGCTGTTGATTATCTTGGCTTGAAGCGTGACCAGTTTGCTAGGGCGGAATTTGCGGATGCTATTGAACGGGCGTGCTCTGCAAACTTGGATGAGGTTATTGCTAAATATGGCAATGATGCCGAGGATTGGAAGGCGTTTCTGAGAACGTGCCGATATGATCAGAGCCAGAAAGACCTGCCAAGCAATGCAGTAAAATGAAATACCAAGACGGGTTTAAATATCAACTTGCTGGAACGGTCAAAGTACAAATCCCCGTTTATCCCTCAGAGGACATTGATACACAGTTTATAAAGCTCAGTCGCGGCGGCGTGCTAACTATCCTAACAGGATACGCATGGGATGGCCCAAGTGGGCCGACCTTCGATACGGCAAATTTCATGCGCGGATCATTAGTGCATGACGCGCTTTATGAGTTGATGCGAAAGCAATTGCTTTCTATTAAGTGGCGCAAACCTGCAGACAGAATCATGCAGCGTATTTGTATCGAGGATGGAATGACGCGAGCACGCGCTTGGTGGGTGTACACGGGTCTGCAGATTGCAGGCGGTGAAGCGGCTCTGCCCGGAAATAAAAAACCGATTTTGGAGGCTCCATGAAGAAACTCATATTTATTATTTTGTTCATGCTCACGGGTTGTGTCAGTGCTCCCCCGGCCACTGAAAAACCAAAACAGGAAGCAGTGGAGTCAGCCGCGATGATGATTACAGGATGCGGTCATACCGCGGCCTTTATGTGGATATACGAAGGGCTTGTTTATTTCGCCACTATTCAGCACTTGCGCGATGACAGTGAGCTGATGAATAAACTCATCTACTCACTTGAACGATCACAAGGCGCTGATTCTTTTGAAATCGCTGAACATGCGCCTGTTATCTGCCCTAAAGGCGCTTAGTCAAAACCTAGATCGTTTTGATTGCTTTGCTTATGGCTTGGCGTTCGGTTTCTTTATTGGGGTTCTGATATGAAAAAGAAACTTATAGAGGTCACATGGCAGGACATCGAGTGTCAGCCAGGGTGGCAAGATGATGACAGCAAACCCCTCCCCATTCTCAAATCATACGGGTTACTTATCCGTAAAGGCAATCCGCTAAAAATAGCCTCAACTTACGATAAAG